TTCCGAGTGCAGATAGTTGGCGTTGTACTTCTCGTCTATCTTTCTAACGTCGTTTAGAAAGCGTTCGAACGGCTTTTTATCGCCATTCTCATCCACCATGCTTGGGAACGCCTCGTTGAGCTCATGAAAGGTCTTGATGCCGCTGAAGATATAATTGGAGCGAGTGAGCCGCTCATGCATCTTGGGAGTCATCTCCACCTTCTCGAAACTGGAGTCCAGAACCCCTGCGTGAGTGTTGATGAAGTCTTGCGCCTCGTCACTTGCCAGGATATTGATGTCGAGCGTGGCTCCCTTTTGGCGGAACAACCCTTTCATCAGTTTATTAAACTTACTAGAGAGTTTTGATTTGATTTCCTGCCATTCCTTGTCGCCCATGAGCGGTAAGGTGTCGGGTACATTCATGCCCTGGAATATCTTTTCGTATCGCTGGTGTAGCCCCTCGTAGTCCTTGGGGCTCAGTCGAAAAAATTCTTCTGCTGCTTCTCTTTGCCATCCTTTTTATCATCATCCTTGCTATTGGATTCTTCACTCTTCACTCTTTCCTCTTCACTTAAAAAAGGCGAAGCCGTGCTGAGCCTTTCTCCTACGGGAATATTGTACTTGTCGGCGAAGTACTTGGCATCGACCTCGTATCGGTCGGTTATCATCTTCTCGTACTCCATCTGCTGCTCCGGGGTATAATCCACACTCTCGTCCCATGCGAAGTGATAGCCTTGGAGAGGAAAGCCGTGACGGATCATGCGAGGGATGAGCTGGTTGTTGATGGTATAGGCAAGCAACTTGGCATCCTGCTCCACCAGGTTCTCGAACACCTTGAGGTGGGTCTGGCTCTGGGAGAGGCTGGAGCCGTCCTCGATAGTCATGGTCTGCCCGATGATGAGCTTGGAGAGCTCCGAGTTGGCCCTATCCACACGCTTGTCATACACATTGTAGGCATCGGTCTTGGCGTTCTCTATCATCTGTATCTCCGTGCCCTGTGGCAGTACGGCATAGCTTGCCAAGCCCATGCGTCTCATCATCTCCTCGATGCGGTCGATGTCCTTCTGGTCTCTCGACCCGGTGGTGGCAACACGCAGCGGCATGCCGAAAATCTCGCTGAACACATCCCATGCCGCCAACACGTTCTTCTTGGGGATGCAGTGGAGCGAGGCCTTCAGGAACAAGCCGAGGTCATCGGGCTTGCCCACCTCCACGAGGTTTCCTGACCATTCAGGCTCATGGTAGTCGATGCCTGTGGTCCAGTCCTGACCGAGGTCGGTCACGACACGATGGTGCTCGGGGATGACGAACTTTCTATCCACCAGTCTCACGTCCTCGTAGCAGAGGCAACCGTCTCCATCCGTGCTCAAGTCCCCTAGCTCGAGGAGCGAGTGCCCCCAGTAGGGGGTCTCCAACACAAGGCGGCAGAACTCCTCGAACCATCCCTGCTCGAAGAAGTGGGTGAGGTCGGGGTTCGGTTTCTTCCCCTTGTCCTCGATGTTGAAGGACTTGGCGAGCACGAATCCCATGCGCTGCCCGATGCAGCCGCTGAGGTGAGCGTCGATGGCGGTGTCACGGTAGATGTCGTAGAGCATCTGTCTGTTCGGACTCTCCACGCTGATAGCCTGTTGCCAAGCCTTGCGCCACTTCTTGATGTCGCCCTTGATGAGCGCATCGGTGGTGCGCTGCAACTGAGCCAACAGGCTCTTTGCCTGTCGGGTGTTCTTGCCTGCGAGCAAGAGGTCGCCAAACTTGGTGTGGAGTACCTGTGGCTTGCCCACCAGTCCACGCCACCCATTGTCCAAACGATTAATAAGCGTACTTAGTTCCATATACTTATTTTTTACTTTTTTACCTTTTTACCCTTTTACCTTTAAAAAGCCTTTTTACCTTTACCAGCTATGGTTGTCAGGTCCGCTGCCAAAGGCGAGTATGCCGCCTTGACCCACGCTTCCGCCCTCCTCGTTGGTGGAGGTGGGCAGGTCGGGCACGATCTTGCCAGCCTGTACTCCCTCGAGCCACTTGATGGCACGCTCGTAGCGTTCCAGTCGAGTCTCGTAACCCATGCGCTGCGGCAGGGATGCCACCATGTTGTAGAGGGCGATGTCGGCCACGTACATGACCAACTGTCGGTTGCGCTTGTCGCCCTCCATGGCGAAGATGCAGTCGGTGTCGTACTTGGGCCGCAGATACCCAGCTACTTCTTCCTGCGCCTCCATGATGGCGTTCTCTATGCTGTCGGGGTCGGTCCCCGTGATAGCCTTCAGGGCACTCTCCGAGGCTACCACCTTGAAATCATCTTGTGTAATAAACATAACTACCAAACATTTTTAGGTTCAATTCTCTTTCCTATTCTTGGTTTGAACGCCGCCACCCTGCCTTGCTGCTGGAGGATGTAGATAGCACCCTCGTCGGCATCGGGTGCATCGTCGTGGGCACGGCTGCCGTGTTCCAGGCTGAGGGTCTGGTCGATGCCCACCTGCATATCGTCCGACTCCTTGAGGTCTTCGTTGTAGAACACCACCCCACGCTCCCAGAGGGGAGCCACGCTCTCGATACGTTGCAGTTTGTCGGGTTTCTTCCGGGTGTCTGCCGTAATGGGCAGTTGGTAGCCACGGCGGTCTCCCTCGGCGGCGAACTCATCGAGGGCGGTGTCCTGCATCAGGTTCGCCTCCATGTAGAACTGAATGGACGCTCCCTGCTCCAAGCTTCGCTCGTAGAGGTCGTAGAGCCACCTCACCATCTCGCCCGTGGTAGCCTGGCGCACGAAACAGTCTATCATGCAGAGATCCTTGCCCAGGGTTCCCCAGAGGCGGCACGCCTTGTAGTCGTTGGCGGTGGTCGATTTCCACGAAGGGTCGGTGTAGCATACCAGGGCGTCGAACTTCGAGAGCTTCGGCATCTTGCGGTAGCGAATCCACTCATGGCGAAAGATAGTGCCGTCCTTGATGGGGTTGTGCATCATCTCCTTGTTCCAGTCACGGTAGCCCACGAACTCCCTGTAGGCATCCACCTCCTCGCGTGTCCACTTCTCCTTCCACACCGGGTTGCCCTGGGCATCCACGGCGCACACCTTGGAGAGATATACGCCCTTGGTGTGGGCGATGTTGTAGAGCACGGAGTTCTTGGAGATGAGGTTACCCACCATGATGAATCGGCCACGGCCCACGTCCAGGGAGCCGAAGAGGGCGCTCTTCACCCATGAGGTGAGCTCACGCACACGCTTCTCGTTGTTGCAAAGCTCATCATCGTCGAGGTCGTCGATGACGATGTAGTCGGGTCGAGCCTCACGATCACGGAGACCACGTGGAGACTGACCACGGCCCACAGCCAAGAACTTCACGCCGCACTGCGCCTTGAACTCACCGTCGGTCCAGTCGCCCCCGGAGGGTTTCTGTTCCCCGAAGTCACGTTTCAGGCGGTCGTTGTACTCGAGTTCCGCTTGTATATCACCTAATAAGCGACAGGCGGAATCCTCGCTCTTGCCCACCACCACCATGAAGTTGATGAGTCTGAGGGGCTGGAACATGAGCCAGAGTGGCAGGAACACGTCCATGTGGGTACTCTTGGCATGGCCACGAGGCCACATGAACACCGCCTTCAGGTTAGGGGTAGTCTTCACCTTGCGAGCCGCCGCATTATGGAACGGCGCATTGTGGATGGTGCGCAGCACCTTGCCCGTGGTCTTGTCCTTGAGCTGGAGGAAGTGAGGGAAGTAGTACTCACAGAAAGCGGCATAGTTCTGCTGCAATCTGCGGATGCGCTCCTCCTTTGTCTTCTTGCTCTCGGGAGCCATGAGCGAGGTGTCTGTGATGGCATTGATTTGCTTGCCCAGTTCCTTCCACTTCTCGTAAGCCTGTTTGATTTCCGATTGCGTAGCCATAACTCTAAACTCCTAATTTCTGACTAATACTACAGGTCGCAGTTGAAGCCGCTCGACATCTTGTCGGCGATGAAGAGGTCCTGGTAATGGTGGAAGGTCTTCAACAGCTCGGGCGTGATATTCTCGTCAGTCTGCGCACGGTACTGCAACCACTTGTCGAACGCCATGAACACCTCGATGGCATCCACCACGTTCGCCTTCTTGTCGAGTTTCTCGATGACGGATGACATCTTGGCGAGCTTGTCGCCCAGTCCTGCCATCTTCTCGGGGTCCTCGCTCTCGTTGACCTGCGAGATGAGCTTGTCGATGGTGAGGAGTAGCTTGTTGACCAACTCTGGGCGTGTGATGCTGGTGGCGGCTCGGGTCTCCTTCCATCCGCCATCGTTTGCCCACTTGGAGAGCGTCTGTCGGCTCACCTCTATCTGGTCGGCGATTTCCGCCTGTTCCTTGCCTGCCAGGTACAGTGTACGTGCAAGGCTCTTCTTCTTTTCCAGTTCTGCTTTTTTCATATTTGAATACTATTATAATAAGGATATAAGACCGCCGTCCCACGTGGAGCCGTGCGGTCGTTTGCTTTTGCAAAGGTGCGACTTTTTGGCGGTTTGGGCAAAATAGTGTGCAGAGACTTCATACAAGTGTGCAACCATTTCATACTTTTTTGGCGGAATGGCGAAAAGTTAGTAATATTGCAGTCGAATTTCAAAAACGGTTTGGTATGAAGAAACGAGTAAGAATCAGCAACGAGAGCGTCAACTGCTACGGCACTCGCATCCTCACCTCCGGGATAGACCTGGCCCAGTACCAGCGCAACCCAGTGCTATTGTACATGCACGAGCGTGGCAAGGTGGTGGGCTTAGTGAAGGACGTGAAGGTGGAGGGTCAGGACGTGACGGGCGAACTGGTGTTCGACGAGGCGACGGAACTCTCCAAGCAGCTCAAGAAACAATGGGAGTTTGGTAGCCTGAAAATGGTGAGCGCCAACATCCAGATACTGGAGACCAGCGATGACGAGCAACTCCTGATGGAGGGTCAGAGTCGCCCCACCATTACACGCTCGAAGCTCTTCGAGGTGAGCGTGGTCGATATAGGCGGCAACGACGATGCCTTGGTGCTGTCGAACGAGAACGGCGAGACAATCTCCCTCTCGGGCAAGGAAGTGGGTAACTTCCTGCCCCTATTAAATAATGTAAGTAATAACCCTTTAAAAAAGAAAGAAGAAATGGAACTGAAAGAACTTGCCCTCTCGCTAGGGCTTGCGGCGACCGCCACGGAAGCGGAGGTCAACGCTGAGATTTCCAAGTTGAAGTTGGCTTCTGCCAATGTCTCTGCCTTGCAGAAGCAGGTGGATAGCTTGAAGGCGGCACAGGATGCGATGCAGTTGGCTGCCATTACGTCGGCGGTCGATAAGGCCATCCAGGAGAAACGTCTTCTTGCTGGCATGAAGAATCATTTTGTCGAGCTTGGCAAAAAGATAGGTCTCGACTCCCTCAACGTGACCCTCTCCGCCATGCAGCCACAGATGAAGCTCTCCGCCACCTTGCACCGTACCGACAAGGGCACGATGGTAGCGGAAGAGAACGACTTCTCCAAGTACGAGAAACTCTCCGCCGTGCCTGCCAACGTCATGATGGACTTGCACGACAACCACCATGATGAGTTTGTGCGCCTCTATAAGGCAGAGTATGGCTTTGAGCCGGGCGCTTAAAGGTAAAAAGGTAAAAAGGTAAAAAGGTAAAAAGGTAAAAAAGTAAGTTGCTATGAATAAGAAAATATTTGTACGGATTTTGACGGCATTGGTCTTCAATGCCATCGTGGGTGCGGTCATCGCATCCCTGTTGGGTTGCTCCGCCGTGGGCGGTGCGGTCGTAGCTTGCCTCGTTGCTATTGCCGCTGGCATGTGGATGCCTGAGGGTAGTGCGTGCGAAGGTGTGCTCACCGAGATATGGACTGGCGAGCTCATCAAGGCTCTGCGTGGTTATCTCGATGCGTCGTGGCTCAACGGCGTGCCCGACCAGAGTTCCATCGTCAACAACGACGTGATCCACATGGTCGATGTGGGTGCGGATCCTGCGGTGCTCATCAACAACACCACCTATCCTATCGACATACAGGAACTCTCGGACGGCGACAAGACCTTCTCGCTCGACAAGTTCCAGACCAAGGTAGTGTCAGTGACCGACGATGAATTATACGCCCTCAGTTACGACAGGATGGCGCGTGTGAAGGAGAGTTGCGCCAACGCCCTCAACGATGCCAAGTACTACAAGGCTGCCCATGCGCTCTGTCCTACCCAGAACACCGACAAGACTCCTGTGCTCGTAACCACAGGTGCGGTGGATGCAGCCACCAAGCGTATCAAGCTCTGTACGGATGACATCGTCAACCTCAAGCGAAAGCTCGACGGCATGGGCGTGCCAAGCACCAATCGCCGCCTCGTGCTCTGCCCTGACCACGTGAACGACCTCTTGGAGACCGAGCAGGCCTTCAAGGAGATGTACAACATCAACCGCAACGACGGAACCATCGGCAAGCTCTTCGGTTTTGAGATCTACGAGTCGAACTACAACCCTACCTACAGCACCGCTGGCAAGAAGAACGCTCTGGACAAGGCGGCAGGCACTGGTGAGTTCCAGGCTTCCTTTGCCTTCTACGTGCCTCGTGTGTTCAAGGCCACGGGTAGCACTAAGATGTATTACAGCGCAGCCGAGAACGACCCTCAGCAGCAGCGCAACCTCATCTCCTACCGTCATTACTTCATCTGTCTTCCTAAGAAGGAGGACGCTGGCGGCGTGATTTACTCGGGGTACAAGGCTGGATAAAAGGTAAAAAGGTAAAAGGGTAAAAAGGTAAAAAGACCTTGAAAGGTAAAAAGCATTATTGCTTCAAATCTTCATATAGGATCCTTGATCCGTGTTAGTTGTTTATTAGTTAATGGTTAAAAGTTTGAAAGGCGATGGTAGATACTATAATGCAGTTTCTGACATGGGCTATCCCTTCGGGCGGCATCGGTGCTGCCATCGCCTGGATAGCCAACCGAAAGGTAAAACAGGCTGAGAGTGCCAAGCAGATACACGACACGTACAAGACGATGTATCAGGACATCAGCAACGAATGGATCGAGGCCCAGCAGAAGTTGGAGGCAACCCAACGGAAGATGGAGGCTTCGGCCAAGGAAAACGCAAAGGCGATAGAAGATGCAAACAAGGAAAATCAAAAGACACGCTATGCGCTCAACCGCCTTAGTCGTGCCATCGAGGCTATCCAGCTTTGTCCTCATCGTGCTTCTTGCCCTGTCAGCGGCGAGTTGCAGAACCAAGAGGACGGTGCAGACCTCGCAGACGGAAACGAGACAAGAGGCAAGCGCAGACAGCAGCGCAAGCCTAAGCCGGACAGAGACCCTGACGAACCTGTGGGCGACAACCACCGACACCGCCGCATGGACGGAGACGTGGATGATGCTTCCGCTTGACAACGGTGGAGTGCTCGTTCGTGGGAAAGGCTGTAGGAGTGAAGAACGAAGAGTGAAGAGTGAAGAATTCTCTTGCTCTGCCTCTGTTGATTCTTCGAAGAGTGTTCGAAAGGCGTTCGTAAGGACTTCTAACGACGTTCGAACGGTGGAGAAGAAACCACCCGAACGTGTGGGCACGGTGCTCCTGACGTGGGGCATCATAGCGACCGCTCTACTTTCAATAGGTTATTTATTAGTGAAACATCAAAAAGTAAAAAAATAAAAGAATATGGCTACAAGTGTTTTGGATGGAACCGACCTCATCCTCTCAGTGGGGGGCGGTGCGTTGGCTTTCAGCACAGGGTGCAAGATTACCACCTCGACCGAGACCGGCGAGCGTGTGACCAAGGAGGCCACCAGTGGCAAGTGGAAGGAGAAGTACGTGAAGAGTTTCTCCGAGAGTATCAGCGCGGACAACGTGGTTTGCACGGACGGAAGCTCGGACGCTCCTACCTACGACCAGTTGAAGGCACTCCAGTTGACTGGCAAGCCTGTGGATGTGACCTACAGTGTGCGTGACGGTAGCAACCGCACAGGCAAGACCACGGGCGGCTACAAGGGCAAGTACATCATTACCTCGCTCGATCTCGATGGTCAGGCAGGAGACGATGCCAAGTGCAGCATCCAGTTGGAGAACTGCGGCAAGGTGGAGGTAGTGGGCACCGGCTTGCAAAGTGAGGCCTCGTTACCACAAAGCTCGGACTCCGAGCAGAAGGCGGTAAGCAGTAAGTAATAAATTAATTTTTTTCTTTGGCTAGGATAAAAAAATGAAAACATTGACGATCAATGTGGGCGGCAAGGAAATGCCTTGCCGCCTCACCATGGGGGCGATGCTCCTCTTCAAGCGAAACATGAACAAGGACGTGAGTCAGATGGACGGCTCCGACATGGAGGAGCTATTGATGCTCATGTGGTGTTGCATCGTGTGCGCCTGCAAGGCGGACGAGGTGGAGTTCGACATCGACTTCGAGCGGTTCACCTGCATGATCACGCCCGATGACGTGAGTAAGTGGAACGAGGCTATCTCTGCCGAGAATGAGAAAAAAAAAGAATAGGGGAAGCCGTCGGGGCTGACTCCGAACAATACGAGCCTACGGACGTGGAGCGTCTGCTGGGCATAGCGATGGGGTGCATGGGGATGAGTAGAAATGACTTTTGCCGATGTACCCCATCGGAGTTTTATGCGGCGTACGGTGCGTGGAACGAGATGCGCACGCAGGAAGAACGTGCCCGATGGGAGCGCACGAGGATGCAGTGCCTCTGTAGCTTGCAACCCTACTCGAAGAAGCAGCTCAGGGCAGAGGACGTGATGAGGTTTCCGTGGGATGGAAGTGAAGAACGAAGACTGAAGAGCTCTTTAAGTGAAGAGGGAAGAGTGAAGAGTGAAGAATTCTCTTGCTCTTCTGGGCAAAGGGAACTGAGCCGTGAGGAAGTCATGGCGAGGTACAGGGAGGCGAAAAGAAAGTTGGGGCTGGTGTAAGACTAAATTATCGTGTCCATTTCGGCGGATTAAACAGGCGATAAATTAGAAAAGCGACAAAGACAAGGACGATGAAAGCTGCGACAGCAGCCATCGTCGTAAATTCTGGCTGCTTGTTGTATAGCTCGACCGTAGCTTGCCAGAGGGTCTTGTTTTCTCCTGTACTCGTTGTTAGCATAATGAAGACGTTTAAAGTTAAAGACGCTGCAAATATAATCAATAATTCTGAAAGTACAAAATAAAACAGCATAAAATATGGCAAAAGAGGTTAGTTTTGTCATCAAGTTGGATGACAAGGGCACTTTCAAGAAGGTGACCATGGATGCCGAGGAATTAGGCAAGGCGGTGCGCTCTGTCCAGGACGAGAGCGAGAAAGTCAAGCGAAACATCATCTCGTGGGCGGAGGCTTCGCAAGCGGTCGGTGCGCTGCAAGATGTAATCGGGGAGCTACAAGGGGTGATGCAAGACCTCACCGAGGCTTATCAGGTACAACTGGTAGCCGAGACGCAGTTGCAAACCATCATGCGTCAACGCATGGGGGCGACAGATGAGATGATACAGAACGTGAAGGACCTTTGCTCTGCACAGCAGGAACTGGGTGTCATCGGTGACGAGGTGCAGCTGAGTGGTGCGCAACAGATGGCGACCTTCCTGAAAAGCAAGCAGAGCCTCGATGTGCTCATTCCTGCCATGAACAACCTCATAGCTCAGCAAAATGGACTCAATGCCACCAACCAGGATGCCGTCTCCATCGGTAACATGATGGGCAAGGCGATGCAAGGTCAGGTGGAGGTGTTGCAGCGTGTAGGCATTACCTTCGACGAAAGCCAGAAGAAGGTGCTACAGTTCGGAACGGAAAGCGAGCGTGCCGCCATGTTGGCGCAAGTGATTACGGACAACGTGGGCAACATGAACGCAGAACTCGCCAAGACGGATGCTGGCAAGCAGAAGCAACTGGAGAACACCATGGGTGACTACAAGGAAGTGTTGGGACAGGTAATACAGAAGTACTCGCGGTTTATCACCGTGGCGGCTGCGTCCTCTACGCTTATTACCAATGCAGGGAAGCTATACACATCCTTTATGTCGGTATCGACGGCGCTGGATATAGCGAGAAGGGCTGGCGTGCTCTGGAACGCTACGAGCGTGAGGATGAATGCGCTCGTTACCGTTTGCAGTGCTACCATGCGAGGTGCTGCCGTCAGCGCTACCACTCTAAAGCTTGCCATACAGGGCTTGCTTATATCCACAGGTGTGGGCATCGCCATCGTAGCTCTGACGGAAGGAATCGGGGCTCTCATTGGGAGCTGCGATGATGCGGCTGCTAGTGTTGACAGGTTGAGCGATGCGGAACAAAGAGCCAAGCAGGCGGCGGAAAGGGTGCAAAGTGCTTATGATGATACTTATCAGCAGACGCTCGCTTCCCTAAAAGCTAAGTACGAGCAGTTGAAAGGTAGTTGGGAGTCTTTGAAAAATACGCACGAGAAGACGGAATGGATCAAAAAAAACAAAGGAGCCTTTGACGAATTAAGGATTAAGGTAAACGATATCACTGATGCCGAGAACGTCTTTACTAAAAATACCGACAAGGTAGCAGAGGCTTTTGAGAGAAGGGCAAAGGCTGCTGCGTATGCCGCCGAACTGGTGGAGCTCTACAAGCAACAGCTCGATTTGAAGAACAGAAAGGAAAATGTAGATAAAACGATATTAGAAGTCACTAACAAGTATAACCACAGCAACCAGACGGATAATCGTGACAACCCATACGCCACCGAAAACACCAGACGTGCAGCTGGTATAGCTGGTATAGCCGCAGATTTAAAAAAAAGAGGTGACGGTAATATCAGTAAGTTGAACAAGCAACTTGATGCCACGAACAAAAAAATAGAGGAGACCAAAAAGAAACTTCGGGAACTAGGAGGTAACGAGGTAATCGACTATGGAAGCAATGGTGGCTCTGGCGGTGGCACGCCCCACGAGACCACCACCCCTGCACCCCACACCGACAAGACCGACGAAAAGAAAGCCCTGCAAGGCTCCATCGACTGGTACGAAGAGAAAATACGCGAGCTTCAGACACAGATGCAAGCCACGCCTTCGCTCATCGACCGCAAGAAACTGAACCAGGAAATCGAGGGACTACAGCGACAACTGCGCATGGTCAAGATACAGGCTGGCATCGAAAAGATTCCGTCCATCGAGGTGAAGAAAAACATCTCCAAACCTATCTCGGAACAAATCAAGGAGGACATCGAGAAGCTAAAGATTAAGCCTATCCACGTGAAGACCAAGGTGGAGACCGATGCCGAGGACTTCGAGAAACTGTCCTCTCTCTTCAGTATCGACACCACCAACTTTCAGAGCGTGCTGGATGCGCTGAAGAAAATCAAGGACATCTCCAAACCTACCGCCAAGGGATTCGCCACGGCTGGCGTGGCTTGCCAGGCTCTGGGCTCTTCCTTGCAGCAACTCGGCGCCGACAGCGCAGCAGCCAAGGCTGGCATGGTGATGGCGGCGATAGGTCAGATCGTGCTCTCCTTTGCGCAGGCCCTCTCAACCTGTCGTACTTGGGTGACGTGGCTCGCCTTCGGTATCACGGGCACGGCACAGCTGACCAGTCTCATCGCCACCATCAGCAAGTTTGCCACTGGCGGTATCGTGGGTGGCAACCAGACATCGGGCGACAACGTGCTGGTGCGTGTCAACTCGGGCGAGATGATACTGAACGCAGCCCAGCAGGCTCGCCTCTTCGCCCTCGCCAACGGTGCGGCGGTACAAGGGGTGAGCGTCAACGCTGGCACGCTCCGTGGTGTGACGGCGGCTGGAGGCGTGGGTGATGGCCAACTTGTGGGAAAGATTCGGGGCAGGGACATCGTGATAGCCGTAGCCAATGAGACACGAAGCAACCGAAGACGCTCTAACATTAAAATATAACGACTATGTACATTCATGGATATTATTACAACCAGTTGGACGAGAAAATATCGGTCTATATCCTGACAGGGGGTGACCGATCCGAGGACATCGAGATAGGTGCCGAGGATGGCGACATCTCCTTTACCGATGACCCGGTGGAGATTACCTCGCAAGTGAACGATACCTTCGACCACCTGCTCTGCTACCAGGCGAGCGTCAGGCTGCTGTGTCGCAACTATGTGCCGGGATTCTTCTGCAACTCATGCCGAGAGGCGGTGGTCAATATCTACAGGGGCGATGACTGCCTCTTCGCTGGATATATCGAACCGCGAGCCTTCTCGCAAGGGTACAACGAGGACATGGACGAGGTGGAGCTGACCTGCATCGATAGCCTTTCCGCCCTGCAGTACTCCAACTACCGAAATATCGGTGCGCTGGGCGTGACCTATGCCGCCATCAAGGCTCAGGCGACGCAGCGCACGTTCTTCGGCATCCTCAAAGAAATCGCAAACGACGCTACCGACGGACTCGACATTCTGGGCGGTGGTGCGGTCAAGGTATTCTATGATGGTTCGAAGGCCATCGACGCGACATCGGGGCATCGATATACGATATTTTCCGACATCTCCATCAACGAGTTGCTTTTCCTGGGAGACGAGGAGGATGACGTATGGACGCAGGAGGATGTGCTGACGGAGATACTGAAGTACCTCGGCCTGCACATCGTGCAAGACGGCCTCGTCTTCTATATCTTCTCGTGGAAGACTCTCAGGGATTCAGGTGGAAGTATAAAATTTGCCAACCTGCTGACGGGTGTCGTAGGCTACGCCAAAAGAGAGGGGTTCGCGAACATTACCACCGACATGGTGTCGGACTGCGACACGAAGATAGACGTAAGTCCCACCTACAACCAACTCTTGCTCACCGACAACGTGACGGAGATGGAGAACCTGGTGGAGAACCCCTTGGACAGCAACTCGCTCACCCATGCCTTCGGAAACTACCAGAAGTACATGACGGAGTACATCGCCGAGGGAGAGGGCAAGAAAGCCATACAGGCGTTCGGTGCCATGATCAACGGAACGGGCACGGACTGGGGCGATGCCTCGCAGGTCGATTGGTATCTGTGGGTAAAGAAGAATCCCCTGTGGAAGTTCTATGTCACCGACTCGAACGGCAAGCGGTCGGACGTGTATGGGTCGCTCGTGAACGGCGTGTCCAATCAGCAGGACATTCTCTCCAAGTACCTGAACCATGGCGTGGGCGCAGCCCTCGTGGCATTCGGCAGCGTGGAGAAGAAGAACGGTGGCTCGGACAACAGTCCTGCGTCGGCTCCCGACATGAAGGACTATCTCGTGATAGGACTGAATACCTCCGCCACCGCCTACTACCCTGAGTCGGGCAACATCTGGAGCACCATCGCCTTCGGTTCGGAGACGAAATCGACCTATCTCACCGACGGATCCAAGCTACAGGCGGCATATCCGATTGCGGAATACATCGGCAACACGGCTGGCGGAACGTTCTCCCCATCGGATGACGAGACCACCAACTACATCCAGATAAGTGGAAAGATCACGCTGAACCCACTGATGAACGAGACAGGAAACATGAAAGACCTGCAGGCGTTCACTGGATGGGACAAGGGGAGCAAGTTCTGGCACTACACCGTGGCAAGCCGCAACAACGGCGACGGCAGGTACTATGCCCAGCGGTTCTGGAAGGCTGCGTCGTGGAAGGATGATGTAGTCGATGACGCGGACTGCAACGCCACCAAGCAGAGCCGTGGGGTTTTCCCATTTACGAACAATGGACCGCAAGGACTGGAGTTCAACTACAACGATGCCTGCGAGAGCAAGGACACGGTGAGCAAGGTGGGCGTGCTACAATGTATGCTCGTCATCGGCGACAAGTGCGTGGTGGAGACATTGCCTGAGAATGACGGTTCGGGAGACGGAGACCCCAGGGACTTCACCTGGCAGAAGTTCAAGACCATGGACGAGTGCGCCGACATCGACGAATGGTTGCAGCAGAGCTTCGCCATCGGGTTTAATCCGAAGCTGAAGGACAAGCTCATCGGCACGGAGTTCGACATCCAGCGCAATACGTCCTATACCTCTGGCGTGAACGTGGAAGGCACGCTCATCCCCATCAAGAAGGACGACCATGTGTCGGGTCAGGTGAGGTTTTATATCCTGGGACCTATCAACGAGGAATGGGACAACGTGACCAAGCGGCACAAGACTTTCTTTCGCCATACGAAATACTACAACGAGAGAGTGTGTCTCCTGGAGCAGACCAGCAGCATCATGGTGAGAGACTTCAAGGTGGAGGTGCTCAGCGACAACGGAAAGGTGGGCACGGTCGATGAGAACAAGGACATCGTGTATATGAGCGACACCAAGGAGACCTTCGTCAACAAGAAGGACGACCTGGAGTTCAAGATCACCACCGCCCTCACCTCGGAAGAATGCAAGAAAATGGGCGTGAACAACAGCGTGAAGCTCTCTTCGCCCCAGAACGTGGCAACCGACAATGCGCTGCTCACCATCTACGATACCATGAGTGGAACCACCGCCAAGCCTGAGCAACTCTACGTGGATGAACGCTGGACGGAATGGCACGAGCCCAGAATCGTGCTGACGCAAAACCTCATCGACAAGAAGACAAGCGACGGCAGGAAGACGTGCAACTTCCTTAACCTCTACAAGGTCGCCTCGCTCGGAAAATACTTCTACGTGCAGGGCATCAGCAGGAACCTCACCGAGGGCACGGCGACGCTCACGCTGAGGGAAAGATTTTAAGTGAAGAGTGAAGAGCTCTTTAAGTGAAGAGGGAAGAATTCTCTTGCTTTTCTAATGGTGTTATAATGGGATTTTTAAGGGTGTTTCAATTATGATAGAAATTAAGGCTTTTATGAAATCGAAGAGTCAGGGTGGCTCTTCGGGCGGTTCTTCTTCGAAGACCACCTACGTGAACACAGTGGTGAGCGAGGCTGACCATGCCGCAAGGGCGGATAAGGCGAAGCGCGCCGACGCTGCAGATGCGGCGGACTATGCCACCAGGGCTGGTACGGCTGTAACCGCCAACCATGCCACCACCGCCGACGAGATAAGCGGCGATGCGGAAACCTTGCTCGACTATCTTTTCGCCGGCGAGACCGACCGCATACAGAAGGTGCTGGGCAGCGTGGAGTTTAGTAGGCTGTTGACGCTGGCTGGCGGCTTGAAGTCATCGAACATCTACAACCAGGGCAACCTGCGCAACGATGGCGACATCTACAGCGTGGGTGGAATCACCGCCGATGGCGACATCACGTGCGGCGATACCGTGAAGACCAAGAATCTGGAGGTGACGGGCAGTGCCCACTTCTTCGAGCTGGTCATCGACAAGGTGAAGGCGATGGGCGGTGCGGTGCTTATCACTCCCGCCGATGGTTTCGACGTGGATTTGGCCGAGAAAACGGCTGACGGCTATATTCTCTGTTGGCGATGCGATGATGGCAACGGAAAGCAGCGAGACAATATGTGGAAGGTGGGCGACCAAGCCCTCTGTATGTCGTTCAACCAAGCCAAGGTGGGAGGCGACGGAGCGCATGACGTGCACAATAAATACTACTGGGCACTGGTGACTGGGGTGAGTGACAAGGCAATCCCCATCGAGATCGATGGCGTGAAGTATCACTACATCGCGATTTCTTCGACCGACTGCGACGGCACGGTCAACCCCGAGGTGGGCGACTCCATCGTTATGCTGGGTTATCGGGGAACGGACGATGCCGCAAGGCAGTCTGCCATCTACATATCCGCATACAGTTCGCTGGACAGTGGTCTGACCGCCCCTCTCCTCGCCCAGTATCGGGGCATCAACGACTTTAACCTGGCAAGCCATCGCAAGTCGTACTTCGATGCGAAAGGTAGCAGGTTGGTGGGAGACTTCGAGACATCGTCTGGGCAGACCATGGAGGAATATGTCGATGGGCAGGTGTCCGGGGTCAGCAACGAGCTCAACGGCTTGCGCAACGATTTGGACGAAAAGGCCGACAAGAGCGAACTGGATGACAAGGCGAGCAAGGATGACATGAAGACCATGGAGAGTTCTATCCTTCAGACCGCAAGGCAAATCTCGCTGGAGGTGTCGGAGAAGTACGTGGGCAGGAGAAACCTCCTTGTGGGCAGTGCGCTCAGGAAGCAGGGGGATAGTGTGGTAATTGTTCTGTACGGCAATATGTCGAACGGAGAAGGCATCGTGATTAACGAAGGTGTTGATGACGTGAACTGCGTAAAGGTAACATCGAAAAGCCCAACCCAATACTGCGGTCTTTTTTGGAGAGCAAGTCAAGCACAGAACGTTAAAATCAAGCGCAACACGAAATACGTAGCGTCCGTGTGGGTGAAGTGCTCCAACACGAATTGTAATGTACGAATCGAAGGTATCTACCACGCAGGCACAAGCGAAGCAGAAAAGCACGGACAGGTAAACAAGGTTACGAGCTATCCTACGTTGAAGACGGGGGAATGGCAGCTCTTCACGGCTGTGTTCTCGACTGGCGGTGATTATGACTACATGGAGTGCAATTTCTGGGTGGCAAGTAATTCGGAAACGACTGTGTATTTCTGCAAGCCGATGCTGGAGGAAGACGACACCTATAACGGATGGACGCTGAGCGAGCAGGACTACGACTATGTGGGCGGAAACCTACTGGACAATGCGAGGACACTTGCGGTGGGTGAAAACCTCGACAACATCGGTGGTAGCTCCATCATATCGCAAGGATATGGCTATGACAGTGCGGTAGCCTATGCTGATAACAGCAACGGAAATGGAAATAAGGAGATATTGAACTGGAGGACAACATCCGGAGGCAATGTGTCGTTTGCCAAGGGCAAGGACTACATCCTCTCATTCTTAGCGAAGGGAAGTGGTAATATGAGCTGCTATCTCTATTGTCACGCCAACAACAATTGTTTCATCTTCTCGGAGAATAGTCAAGGCTACATAAAAGAGAAAATAGTAGATGGAACGTCTAACTTCACTTTGTCATCGGAATGGAAGCGTTACTGGGTGCATTGGCGTGTGCTAACCGACAATCCTCTCCCTACGGACGTGTTGCTTAGGGCTATAGCAGGAACGACCGCCTACGTCACCCAGCCAAAATTAGAGGAGGGTGCAACCATGACGGAGTGGACAGAGCGCAAGACCGACCTCATCGACAAGGCATCACTGAAAGCCGCTGGCATCAACATCACGTCTTCCGCCGTGGAACTCTACGGCGACCAAGTCAAAGTAAGTAGCACCAAGGGCGGAACGCCCACGGCCATGTTTACGGACGGAAAGGTGAATGCTAACTTGATAGATGCCGATACGATTACGGTCAACCATCTATGGGCTAAGGATTCTAACGGAAACAAGATAGGACACTTTGGCAACATAGACGGCATAGGCGATGCAGCTAAAGTCGGCTCTGCTTATTGTCCTTTATGGGTAGGCGGCTCTACCGCTGCCAATAGCTTCTTTCGTGTCAGTCCTCAGAACGGCATGGAGGTGACAAAGGGAACTATAGGCGGTTTTGCCATAAACTCAAGCTCACTGGGTTCAGCAGTCAATAGGACAACGGATAGCGAAGGAAATGAGGATATTGGCTACGGACAGGCGGACAGAATGTCATTGACCAACAATTTCATCGTGTTCAATGGTACGAACAGACAAGCCATCATAGGGCAGTGGAGTACTCTTGGAATACCTATATTAATGAGATTGCAAGATGAGTATAGCGATATAGTTACACGGTACGGTGCAGTCATCTCGGTTAAGAACAAAAAAGGCGATGCTGCTGCAATGGTCTTCGGAGGAGGCTATACGTCAGGGTTCGCATTGAAAACCGAGGTGTTTACCTCTTCGAACAAGAACATATCGAAAGATACAAACGTCGCTTTGCTTAACGAATGGAAAACAAGTTACAAACTACCGGACATGCAACCTTATGACGATGGGCATATCTTGATGGTTAAACTTATAGCAGGCATTAGCGCAACAAGTGAACGGGACAGCGAGGTGTATCTTGACGCTGGAACATACACTGACTCTAATGGAGTCAAGCATCAGTCCTTCTTCTTGTACGACAACAACAGCAAAGATAAAACCATGCCGATTCAAAGTATCGGCGATGCAATGATATTCGTATTCGAGAAGAATATAGTCAACGGCACGTCTGACAAAGGCTGTTGGGTACAGTTTAAGTGCCCAAGAGAATGGTAATCAGGATATTCATTAATTAAAAGTGGCATATATGAAAAAAAACTTGAACGTTCCCTTCAAGAGTTGGAAGGGAGAGCCTGTAAAAATACAGGCACAGGACGAGAGTGGAAACACGGTAATGAAAGACCAACTCATTAGTAACGAGCTTGGGGCGTTGTTCTTTCAGGTGACAGGTTCTGATGCCTTGCAGGTATCTGCTGACGAGAAGCTACGTTTGTATCGGATTGCTTGCAAAATCGCTGACAATCCTAACGAAGTAGAACTTGTAAGCGAAGATATTGTGTTAATGAAGCGCATCTTGGAAAAAGGTTGTTCTGCGGGCGCTTATGGTCAAATTTACGATATTCTCGAAGGAGACTAATTCTTGGTAAGATTATGAAGAAAATAGTGAAGGGCAACGACTTTACGTTGCGAATACCCGTGATGAAGATGGTGGAGGGAGAGAAAGTTCCCCTCCCTCTCCCTTCCTGCACCGACATCGTGGTGCGAGTGACCAACAGCTTCAAGCGCATCGACTTGGAGTATTCCATCGACGTAGCCGAGGACAGCGTTATCTTGGCTAAGGTAGAGGGCGACCAACTGTCCCTCGGAACGTACGCCGTGGAGGTGAAGGGTAAAATCTTTGGCAATGACTGGCGAAGCAACGAGTACCCCCAGTTTCAGATAGTGAACAACAACGCCGATGCTGACTACGAGTTCGGGGAGACCGACGAGGGCGACAACAGCGTGGAGATGGACACGGCTCTTGTGATACTGCCTCCTACCGTGGAGCTCTCGGGGCTCATATCCGACACTAACGCAGCACTGGAGACCGCCAAGGCGACCGACAAGACCCTGACCGACAACGAGACTCTGAGGGTGGAGGCAGAGAAAGGCAGGGCGTCCGCTGAATCGGAACGTATCAAGGCGGAAGAAGGTCGTGCGCAGGCTGAGAAGAAACGAGAGAGCGATGCTTCGGCGGCTATCGAAAAGGTGAATACCGATACGGCTGACGCTGTTTCCGATGCTCGAGCGAAAGTAGATGCCGCCGTGTCCGAGCTGAAAGAACATCAAAACGCCATTGACACCTCGGAGGCGGAACGTACCAAGGCAGAGCAAGCGAGAGTCGAGGCAGAGAAGCAACGTGAGGCTACCTTGAAGACTAACGAGGAACAGCGTAACGCCACCCTCGCACAGGTCAAGGCGGACTGCGAGACTGCTGCGAAGAAGGCGAACCAAGCCACATCGGACGCTACACTCGCACAGGGTAAGGCTGAGCAGGCTGCTGCTGGGGCGGAGACTGTGGATGCAGCATTGGAGGGCAACGTCCTGACAGTTATCAACCGCAAGGGAGAGAAGAAATCCGTCAACCTCACGGATTCCGATGAGCATGTCACCGTCAATTTCTCCACCACCGTGGAGGGTGCTAGCGTGGAAGGCTTGATTGTCAACGTCTATATCAACGGCGGCACAGACCCATTGCAATACATCTCTGACAGCAACGGACAGGTGGAGTTCACCGTTACCAAGGGTGCTACCTACAAGGTGGTGTTCCCTTATCTCGAAGGCTGCAATATCCTCAACCCTGTGCAGCACGTTGCTAGCGTGGGAAACAGAATCATTGATGCAGCTTATGTGGCTGAGACCGAGAAGGTGGAACGTGTCACCATCAAGGTGAGCAAGGCTGAGGATGCCACCAGCCAGACTACGGCATGGGAAGGCATCACTGTCCATGTGACCGTGGGAGGTGTCAAGACCGACTACACCACGGACAGCGAGGGAAAGGTAATCATAGAGGTGAAGAACGGCACATCCTACACCGTGGCTGTTGACAAGATAGACGGTATGTATGAGCAATACGACAGCTATTCTCGCACTAGGACTGCCATTGCCGAGAGTTATAGGCAGAGCTTCATCTTCCGCAACTACGAGAGTGGCATCTGGCTTATTGATGACGAGAACAAGCAGTGGACTTACGATGACTGGGAGGCTAGTGGCAATGATGCTAGCAAGCTGATGTTCGTCCGCATAGCTACCCTTGCTACTCAGAGATACCAAGGCGACATCATCATGAGCATAGACAAGATGGCTGACTTTGCCAAGGTAGCGGTAAGCAAGCAATGGTGCAACCAAAACGTGCAATTTAACAACATTCCTCTGAATGGACGAGACACCAACAACTCGAACTGGAGTAAGTTTGCATACAACGGACTGCTTGCCACGCAGACCATCATAGCCGAGGGTGACGAGAGAGAGTTGAGTACCCCAGCCGCTGACTATTGCTACGGCATCACGATAAGCAATGGAGACAAGACCTACCAAGGCTACCTGCCTACCGCTTACCAGTGGGAAGTGGCTTGGAGCAACTTCGATATACTCGTGGAAGGCGTGAATATGAAGTACCCTGAACTGCAACTCAGTAAGAGCATGTTTAGCGGTAATAAGTGGACATCAACCCAGTACTATGCCGACTACAGCTACTGCCTCAACACGGCTGTGTTCTTCGGCAACATCAAGAACAGCAGCTACTTGGCGATTCCGTTCTTCGCTTGTCTCTCCACCTCTCCATCTCTCCTGTCTCTCCATGGCAAGGAGGATGGAAGCGAGGAAGCTGCATAGCAAGAAAGCAGCATGACAAGAAAGAGTGTCTAACCATGCCGCCTTTTGGCGGCTCAATAAAAATAATCATCAATCATAAACTATGGCATACTCGGAGGACTTGTACATATATAAGGAAACTCACAAGCTTTGCAAACTGTTGTTGGACTACAGCAAGAATGTGTCGAAGGTAATCAGGTTCGGACAATACAGCGTGGCTATCGACAAGGCTTGCATGGCTCTTGACCTCGTAAGGCGCATCAACAGCAGCTTCGAGGACAGGGAGCGAAACTTGCATGAGTTCATCCTTCTCTTGTCCGAGGTCAGAAGCAGAATCACCCTCTTCGCCGAATCACAATATCTCAGCGTGAAGCAGGCGACAAACCTCACCTATCAGATAGAGAAGGTAACAAAGGATGGGTACGGCTGGCTTAGGAGCGAGAGAAAGCGCAAAGGCGAGAGCTAAGGAGACAAGTCAACTTAGGAGAGCCGTCACCATGAGTGACAAGGAGCATCCGCTTTCAACCACCTTTATAATGGCTTTTCAACGGTCTTATAGTATAAGGTGGAGAAGCTAAGGACAAGATAGTGATGCTGAGAACCCAGAACAATGCCAACAACAGCTACTACCTCAACACGGCTGTGAACAACAACAACAAGAACAACAGCAACTTGGCGATTCCGTTCTTCGATTTTACCATGATGGTGAGAGTTCTTCGGGTATGCCTGGTTTTAGTAATGAATACTAAGTAAAGCTTAGGCAAGCATGAATGAATACGTGACCATAGAACAGATAGACGAGGGTTATAGGGACTGTTGCAAGCGAAAGGGAGGCACGGAGGGTTGCATGGAGTACAAGAAGGACTACATCCTGAACAACCTACAGCTGTACCGAGAACTGAACTCCATGACCTACGAGATAGGCAGGAGCAAGGCTTTCTGTGTGACAATACCCAAGCTGAGGGAGGTGTTCGCAGCCAACTTCCGTGACAGGATAGTCCACCACATCCTCTCCATTAAGTTCTTGCCTATCTTTGAGGCGGAAATGACAGACCATGCCTACGCTTGCAGAAAAGGCAAGGGAACGGATTACGGCATCGACCACATCAGGCAGCAGATAGAGCAAGTGAGCGAGGACTATGCCAAGGAGACATGGGTGCTGAAATGCGACCTGCAAGGCTTCTTCATGAGCATAGATAGAAAGATGCTCTATGGTATCGTGGAGAGATTATTGATGGAGAAATACCATGGCAAGGACATCGGCTTCTGGCTTTGGCTGTGGAAGAAAGTTATCATGAACGACCCAAGCAGAAACTGTGAGAAGGTGGGAGACTTGAAACTGTGGGACAAACTACCCAAGAATAAGTCGCTGTTCACCTGTGGTGAGGGCAAAGGTCTTCCCATCGGCAACCTTCCAAGCCAGATACTTGCCAACTTGCTCATGTCAAGGTTCGACAAATGGGTATTGGAGCGTGTGGGTAAGAATGGAGGATATGGTAGGTATGTGGATGACTTCGTTGTTATCAGCAGAGACAAAGGCTTGCTATTGTCCATACTTCATGATGCAAGGGTATTTCTGAGGGATGAACTTGGCTTGACTCTGCATCCTAACAAGGTATATCTACAGGAAGTCAAGAAAGGTGTCAAGATAACTGGTGCGGTCATCAAGCCTCACAGGGTGTATGTCGGCAACAATACCATCGACCATCTATTCAAGGTAATAGAGGCTTGGAACAATCTCAAAAGCCCTACGGATGATGAGACGGAGAGATTCGCAAGAAGAATCAACTCCCTTTTCGGACACCTTGTCCATCGGAATAGTTACGCCATCCGTTGGAGGGCTTGGAAGACCATCAAACACAAGGGCAGGGTATATTGCAAGGACATGAGATGCCTAAAGATTAGGAATAAGAATAAAGTTAAACTGTAAAAGATATAAAGTTATGAGTAAAAAATATTGTTTCGTGAAGACCATCATCCCGATGGAATCATACAAGGAAGTGGAAGAGGTGCAAGGCTTGACCTTCGCTCACTTCGGAGCTGTCAAGGCTGATGGGGCTGATGCCTATGAGTGTGCGGAGTGTTCCATGCCTACAAGCGACTTCAACCTAGAGGAAGCCAAGGCTGCTTACGAGAAGTGGAAAGCTTACATGGACGGAATAGCACTCAAACAAGCCATCCGCTCCAAGTTATCGGAGATTACAACCTATGATGTATCTGACAAGGTAAATGGGTTCAAACTCAATGGCATGGTGGTATGGCTTGACAAGGCTACACGTGTGGGGCTGATGAACTCAACGACAATTGCCAAGACCATGGGTAGCAAGACCACCACCTTGTGGCTTGGAGAGAACAAGCTGGAGGTGGATTGCGACAAGGCTATCCAGCTACTCTCTGCCTTGGAGATGTATGCCTTGGAGTGCTTCAATGTGACCGCCAAGCACAAAAAGGAGGTGAGCGAGCTACAGAGTGTATCAGAGGTAGAGAAATATGATATAACAGAGGGCTATCCTCAGATGTTGGAAATGGAGGTGTAAAACTTACGACGGCACTTCATGAGTAGCGTAGTAGGCGTAGTATAAAAGATGTTAAGCGTCTAATCGGGTGTAGGACTTGTGTAGGCCTACACCTCAGTTAAATTTTAGTAAAAATAAAAGATTATGTGGTTATTAAGTTTGATTTCGTTCCTCCTGTTGGGAGGCTATTTGGTTTTGTCGGCGATGCGCTTCGGTGTGCCCGACATGGTGAGTGATACCTACTACCAGTTGCAAGGACGCACAGGTAGTGAGGTAATAGGCGATGGGTGCAAGCGAAACTATGGTGCGGTGTTCACTGGCATCATGATTCTCGTGGGAGGCTTGATGATGGTATGTCTGCTTGATGCGCAGGAGGGCGTGCAATGTCTTGCCTTTCTTGGTTGCGCTGGGCTATGCTTCGTAGGTATTGCCCCTAACTACGTGGATAAGGACGTTTATCCGATTCATAAGGGCGGTGCTATCGTGGCAGCTATTGGCTGCGTTGGATGGTGTCTGTCTGTGTGTTGGTGGATGACGCTCATCATCGGTGCGATATATCTCATCTATCTCTTGCTGGTTCAGTCTGCAAAGTTTGCCGATGGCATTTGGTACATTGATGACAAGAGAGTGAAAAGCCATCCTTGGTACTGGGCTGAGGTGGCAGGATTTCTTGATGTGTTCCTGACTTATTGGCTATGCGTATGAGAGAGTTTTGGAAAAACCTAATGACATTCAACAAGCGAGACTGCATCGGTCTCGTCTGTTGGTTCTTGGTGGGTGTCTTGATGGGATTGTTGGCATTACCCGCCATGGTTGGCAGGGAGATATGTCAATACGAGAAGTATCACCTCGCAAGGTTCGAGTGGGAAGACGTGGTGAGATATTCCATCGTGATACTTCTTGGTAGTGTTGTTAATTATTTGATTATTGATTGGATATTATGAGGCAGATTAAAAGGATTTTCGTACATTGCACCGCTTCGAGTCAGAAGTGGGGAGTGAAGGAGTTACAGGCTGAGTTCAAGGCTAAGGGTTGGAAGAACCCAGGTTATCACAAGGTAGTGACGACAGACGGTGTCGTCCATTCCATGCTAAGTATCGACAAGGTGAGCAACGGCGTACAGGGCTACAACTCCACCGCCATCAATATCGCCTATGTTGGCGGCATAGACGGCAAGGGTAAGCCTATCGACAATAGGACCGATGCGCAGAAAGTAGCGTTGAGGACATTACTTATCGACTTGCGCAAGCAGTTCCCGAACGCTACAATCATGGGGCATCGTGACATCTGGGGCATCGACAGCAAGAAGTGGAAGAAATGGTGTCCTTGCTTTGATGCTAAGGCAGAATATGGGGATATATAA